ACCACCTTGGGCCTACCTTGCCGAATCCCGATATGGATGAACCCATGCGGTGCGCCCTTGCCGGTGCTGTATGGCCAATGCTTTATGCACCAATCTTGCAGCTTATAAATATCAACACCTTTAACGTACCAATCAACGGCGCCTTCACCTTCCTTAAATAGGTGTTCGCTGCTGCTGGCACCACCAACCATGCGATTGATTGCAGTTGGTCGATAGCCACTTGTGATGATCACCGGCTTGCTGCCAAATGCAGTCCGTGCGCGTTCCAAAAATGCAGCTAACTCGGCTGCGATATCGATCTGATACTGATAATCGAACCGCCGTTTTTCTTGGTCAAGTGCAAATTCGCCAATACGGATGTGTGGCGTGATGCGTGCGCTGAATGCACTGCTTGGGCTTAATCGTGCTGGTTCTTGCTGCTGCTCACCAATCCACAGCCGTGCTTCCGCACGTCGCCGCCGCTGCAGACCGGCTTCTACTGGTGTACCAGGGTTGCAGTAGAGCTCAAGCGCTGCCGGCACTGCTGCCCAATCACGTTCACGCAGACACCGACTGATGGTCTCAAAGCCAGCCAGCCCGCAAAAATCAGCGCCAAGGTTATAGGCAAAACTCACCAATGCGCATTGCTTATTGGCTGGCATCTCATTCCAATGCGGCACCGTCTTGCGCAGTTTGTCGGCAATGAAATCTATTTCCAACCGCAAGAGCATCTCGGCTTCAACCATATTGATCTGATCGCCACGTTTTACTGGCACGCCGCCGCTGTAACGCGTGGTGCCATAGCCAATCGTCCACGGATACCCACCGCTTAGCGGGTCAGGGTATGCACTGAGATGACAGCCCTCAAACTCTTTTATCAGTTCTATGGCTGCCGATAAATCCGTCTGCTTACCAGCTGCTTGCCATGTTTTATACCACGGCTGCGAGCGGTCAAGCAAATGTGGCACTTCTGCCAGCAGCGCATCTTCAAGCTCCGCCACTGCCGCCATTTGATGCGGTGTGCCGTGCTTGTAATATCGAAACAAATCCGTCAGCTTGATCATGGCGCTTTGATGCTCAGATGCTCATGCTGCCGTCGTCGTGATCTTCGATCACAGGCGCTGGCGTGGTTGGTGATTGTGTTACGTGCCAATCCGCTTCGGCGCAATCGAACTTGGCGGGCAATGTGTCATAGAACTTATAGTCCTGTGCCCATTGCCTTAGGTGATCGCGCCAATCCTTATTATCAAAGCGAATCAGCCAGGTTTCTTTGGGAACACAACTTTCAGCGCCTTGACAATCAACTGCACCCAGGCATTTTCTTTGATCGGCAGTAGTGCAATGATTTCAGAGCCTGCAGCAACAATAATTGCAATTGTGGCAAGTGTGGTCGGGTCCATGTCAGATCGGTGGACGCGCCTCTAGCTTAGATACTCTTTGCTCTACCGTTGACAATCGGCCATACGTTTCCTTTCGGTCTTCTTTCATGTCTACATGCAGTGATTCCAATTGAGTAGCTATGTGTTCAACGGCCATTGTGAGCCGCACAACTGCTTCTCTCGCCTCGTCAGACTTCCGCGTAAACCCAGCTGCACCCATTGCTGCAACGCTGATACTTGCGCCGGCTACCGCGGCAATGATTTCGATCATGGCAGAGGCAGCTACCTGATCAGTTTACTTTCCTTGACCATACAATAGCAGCTGGCTTAAGCGCTAATTTCGTCAATACGAGCTTGCAGGGCTGCAATCTGGGACTGCTGCTCCTTAATTGCATTGACAAGAACAGGCACAAGCCCTTCGGCTGTGTATTTCAAACGGTTTTGATCTTCATTGTCAATAATCACAGGGTTTGAACCCTCAAGCGCCATGACCTCCTGCGCTTTGAAACCATATCGAACAGGGCCAACAGCAACATCAGATTCACGGCTCTCGCGGAATTGAAACGCAACAGGGTTCAGCTGTGTAATGAAATCAAGCCCATGCGGCACTTCAGCAAAGTTTGTCTTGTCGCGCTCGTCTGAAACGGTCGTCCAGCCAACTTGAATGTAAGCGTTGGTGACAGCAGTGCTGCCCATGACAACGCGATTGTCAGCAGTTGTAATCGTATGGACCGGAGCGCTAGTGCCAGCTGCATTGCGATCACCAATGACAATGTTGCCTGAGCCTGTTGTAATGTCTGAGCCGGCCAATTCACCCAGCGCAGTGTTGTAATTACCGGTGCAATTGGTTAACGCGCTTGCGCCAATCCCTGTATTGCCAGTGGTGTTACCAAATGTAAAGCCTGACCCTATTGCTTGACTACCAACAGCAGTGCAATTTGTATTAGTGCCAAGGCGACCGCTCATGGCTTGATAGCCGATTGCAACTTGATCGCTAGCGCTTACACAAATTCGATGGACTTTGTAGCCGATATTTACGCAATTAGTGAAATCGCCCTCGTAAGCCGTTTCAGTGCCTGCAAGAAAAGATTTGGTTGCGGTGCAAAGGTATCCAACGGATGCGCCAACCCCAATCACATCACTATGAGTTGTAAGCCCACTGCCAAGCGCTCTATAGCCAACAGCAACGTTTTTCGTTCCGCTGCTTAAATCCGCCAAGGCGCTTGAACCAATCGCAACGTTATCCGAACTCGTGCAATCACTAAGAGCGGCCCACCCAACAGCGACATTATCATCACCGCTTTGCAAGGCGTCTAAAGCATAGCCACCAATCGCGACGTGTCTGCTCCCATAACGGTTGTCGTGAAGTGATTGATACCCAACTGCAACATTATCGTTTTTCTCTGTAAACAAGCCCGCGCCATACAGCGCTTGATAGCCAACAGCTGTATTTCTAACGCAAGCCGCGCCGGTAGCAAAAGCTTGGTACCCAACAGCCGTGTTGTTTGTGCCGTTATTGTGCGAATATCCGGCTTGATAGCCAATTGCCGTAATGGCGCCACCATGCACTTGCCCGGCTTCTCGGCCAATACAGACCGAATAACTATAATTGCTCACACCAGCGCCCCGACCAATACAAACCTTGTCTTGCGCTGATGTTGTCGCGGATGAGTCGTCTATTACAGTAAAATCACCAATTAATATATTGTTGGAGCCGGTTGTAATGCTTTTGGACCCATCAAATCCAATACAGATATTTTTTGTGCCACTTACAAGGTTATCATAAACCGTAGCTGGCGCCGCCGAATCGCCAATACCAAAAATTATGTTGCTAGATACATCGCCAATGGTATAGGGGTTTGCATAAATCGTGCCATTGACCTGCAACTTACTGTTGCCATTTTCGGTCTCCGTTGCAATTAACACTTGCCCACTATCATCGACAGTAGCTCGATGAATGCCGTTTGTCGCAATGGCCAGCTTGTCGGCGGCTGAACGATATAAGCCTGTATTTGGATCGCTTTGAAATGCAATTGATGGTGATGTCGCGCTGCCATTAGCAACGCCTTTCATCACATTGCTGACTTGGATTTTCTTGTTTTTGTCTGCTGCTGCCACTTCGCTAATATCAACAACCGCCAAAACATCATCAGTGGCCGGCGTTGTCAGTTCTGACAGATCTGTAATCTTGCTGTCTGCCATTCGTCTATGTTTTGATCACATACATCATAGCGATATTACGCGGGCGAGTCTCGTCAGTTGCTGAGCCTGGAGTGCCGTCAAACGTGCCATCAGCACCAGCAGGGCTAGTGTGGCCGCCTTTGCCTGTATTTGTTGTCGCTGTTCCAACAACTCCACCAGTACCACTGCCGCCTTGAGCAGCACCAGTGGTTCGATAGGTTTCGGTGTGATTGTGATGCTCTAGCTGGTGCCCTTGAGCGCTACCAAAGGTGCGTGTCTCATCAACACCTGTTCTTCCATTGCTCCAACCACGAACAAACTCGCCACGCAAGTCAGGCAAAGTAAATGTTGTGCTGCCGTCGCCGTTACCCCAAGTCGTTCCAATGGCTGCAAATAAATTGCTGTAAGTTGCCCTAGAAACGTCGCTACCATTGCATTCAAGATAGCCACTTGGCACCGTCGTTGTTGCCATGCAAAACACAGCACCGATAGGCACACCATCTGGAACGCCAAGAGTTGTAAATGAAAGCTGGCCAGCCCCGTTGGTTTGTATTACCTGCCCACTTGAACCATCTGCAGTCGGCAGCGTAAATGTTTGATTCGCTGTCAACGTGCCAGCTTTAATCCCAATGTAATGGCTGTTGTCGTTATCGTTGAAGCGGATTTCGTTTTGGGATTTAACCTCAAGCGCTGTTGCGTCAAAGCTATATTGCAAAGCCCCTGCTGTTGTTACCCCAAGCGTGTCAGCGGCAGGGAAATAAAGCCCGGTGTTAGTGTCACCAGTGTTTGTCAGGCTTGGGGCCGATGCACTGCCATCAGCAACACTTACAGGCTTTGCCGCTGTAAAGAAACTGTTGCTAAAGGTGTAATGATGATTGCCTGCAGTGGCGATCTTAAGCTCCGCTACGGCGCCGAAAATTCCAGTATCAGTGTCATTGGTTAGCTGAATGCTTGGGGAAGATGCTGTCCCATCAATAATTTGAATGGCCCCAGTAAAAGCTGGGCCACTTAAAGTTGCAAGACCTAAGTTGGCCGTGTCAAGGGTTCCAATTGTAATCCAGTCAGAATTTGACGTGTTTCTAATCTTAAGCAATGAATTTGTTTCATCAGCCCAAAGCTGACATTTAAACATCTGCGCCGGCTCCGCCCCAGCATTACTTTGAAACAGCGCTAAGAAATTATTGTTCAGATCAGCCCGTACGGTGCTGCCAGTGCCGTTTTCAATGTTGCCAAGGGTCATTAGCCTTTCCCGTATCCCGTTGCCGTCCAGCTAACCTGGCGGGCCTGTCGGGTGTCACTGCTATTGTAAACCGAGATGTCAAATCCTGTCGCGGTGCTGTTGTTAATTACATAATAATCACCACTGCTTTGAGTTGTAAATGCAATCCCAACCTGCGGAGTCAGGTAAAAGCTGTTGCTGTAGGTGACAGACACATCAGCGCTAGCGCTTGTCGTCACGGTGCCCGTCTGTGAATACACAGGCAAATTAGCTCTAACTTCTAGCTCTTGAATGCCGACTTGATCACGGTTGCTGGTTGTAGTGACCTCGGCTTTGACCTCAAACGCACGAGCTTTAAACTCAGCGTTATTGAATTTGCGCCAGCTGGTGTACGTCGGGCTGCCAGATGGATCATCCTGTGTCGTCCTGATGTACAGCTCGCATTCAGCGTCCTGCGGAACACTTCCCTCAAAATCAAGGATTGAGTCGAAATCAACAACATCATCAAATCGCGTATCAAGCGGCCTAAATCCACGAATTTTAACAGTTGAATCTAAGCTTACATTTGTCACCCCTGAAAACGTGATTGGGTTGCCGGCAAATAAATAGGTGCCAGATGTGTAAAACAACGTGTCGCCTTCGCGCAGAAATTCACTGGTGTTATCTTCTTGCAAAAGCTTATCCCCAGTCTCAAGCAGAATTGAACCAATCCCCGCGCTTGAGCTTTCCTGTCTTAGCTGCAATTCATTTGTAATGGCATTGACAACCAGATTAGTTTTAGTGCCGTTGAAGCTTGAGTGTTCAGTTGTTGTGCTTTGCGTAAACAGATTTAGCAGATCAGGCTTAAGAAATTCGATTAAAGAAGCTGTTAAACTTTGCCGACCGCCTGAATCAACAAACTTGATTGAATAGGTGCCTTCTTTTAAATCAACGTAAGCCTCAGTGCTGCTGCCAGAAATCTCCTTTGCAATCGTTGTTGAGTTTGCCCATGTCACGCCAGACGTTAACGGTGAGTGCCTAATCAGCACATGCCCACCAACACGCACATCCAAGTCAATCGCTCGATCCCATGTCAAACGCGCTTGACCATTCACAGGGATCATGCTGAAATTGCTTACATCAGCCGGCGCAGCAGTAAGGCCGCTGACAGTAACCGTAGCCTCCGCAGGTACTGACTGCTTTCCAATTGCAGAATTAGCAGTTACGCGGAAAGTAAACAAGCCGCTTTCATTGGTCGTAAATGTAAGGCTGTTGTAAGGGGTGTCACCGATAGTAAAAAAGCTTAGGGTGTTTTCAGTCTTAACTGATACCTTGTAACCCGTTGCGTTTTTTACATTGCGCCACGAAATTTCCAACTCTGTCGTGACAGCATTATTGACCTCAATCAGCCTTTCGTCAATGCTTAGGTTTTTAGGCGACTCAGGTGTTTCATTTAGGTTTGTAATATCACGCGGTTGAAGTGCTAACCCTTCCTCAACGAAAGCATATTTATCAGGGTTGTGCTCAAGCGCTGTAATCGAGAACAGTTCGCCATTTTCTGTGACGCTGATCACCCGAAATGTTTGCGCAACAATATCCGTTGACTCGACAATATATATGCTTTCTGCTGCAGGCGCCTCGCTGAATGCAGAGCTAACGTTAACCTGTTTGGCATCAAAATTACTTGTCAACACAGTTCGCTGCTCTACTCTCCCGTCAGGCAGCACAACCGTAATCGTGTCCCCCGGCGACATTGCAACGCTATTATCTAAAATCAATTGCGTGGTTGTTGCTGACGCAATCCGCCCACCCTTGCGTGAGCCCGCACGCATCTGATCGGCTACCTTGATGATCTGCCCAGGTCGTACAATCGCGCCATCAAGCCCAACTTGAAAGGTGCAGGTTCCTGACTCATTCTGCTCAGAGTAGAGCAACCATCGCCCGACTCTATTGGCTTGGCCGCGACTGGTACAGCCAAAGGCCACAACCTGCGTTTCAATCACCCCATACTTGGCAATGGCCGCCTCATCTGACACATACTCAATCCGCTGCTCATAGGCATTGGCAGGGTCATTCCATGTGACCAGCGCCACCGTGTGACGTGACTTTAAGGAACTGCCCTCATAAATAAAGTCGCCATTAACAACGTTGCTATTGCTGAACAGGGCAATAGGGTCACTTGGTCGATCTTGGGAGAACGCAATCTGCCCAGCAGACCAATACGCCATCCCACGAAAAACTGACGCAAAATCTTGAATTACGTTGTAAGCATCATCGCGACTTTGCAGGTAGACGTTACACAAGAACCTAGGCTCCTCGCCGCCTTCGCCGTCGCTAACAAGCTCATTGCAATACTTGCTCACCTCATAAAGTGACCACTTGTCTACTTCTGTGCTATTAACAAAACGTCCCAACCCATAACGCGATGAAACAATCAGATCACGCAAGATCCAAGCAGGATCAGCACACCATGCGATCTGAAATGCCCCATCCCACACGCCAGCGTAAGTTAACCGTCCGTTTGAAGAATCAACGGTTGCGTTGCTTGGGATTTGTACTTTAATTCCCTTGATGTCATATGAACGAGTTGGAATTTGTTGAAATTGAGAGGCGTCAAATCGCAACCCAACAACAGCAGATAACGGATAACGCAACTTGCCCTCAATGATTGAGGTAATGCTGCTAATCGCAAGCTTGCGAAAATTCGTTGTCCCATCGTGAATGCCGGTTTTTCGCGTCAAGCGAACATTCCAAGGAGCAGAACCAGTTAGTTCAATGCGATGAGAACGCTCATAGGGGCTTGTGCATTTGCCTCGGACTGTTCCTTGCACTTTGTTTTCATAGATGCCACCGCTTGGTTGAACATCAATGTCATAGGTCAATGCCGTTGCTTTTAAACCATTGCCAACCACAAACAGCTGAGAAATGAGTACGTTAACAACGATTGTATCTGTGTCTGCATCAGTAATAGTTGTGACTTGGGCATCGTCTACATTGTCACCAACCTCAAGGTTTACTTGCGCAACACTTTCTGAGCTGCTGAATCCTGGTACATACTGTTGATTTTGAGTGCCTTCCCTAAATTGGAAATTTTCATAGACAAAGTTATCAGTGCCATCAGCATTGCGTACGGGCGTTTCGTCAAAATAAACCGACTTGGCCGCATCCGTATTTACAAACCCTTCAATCTCGCCTTCGCTAATCAGATCAATGATGCGTACACTGCTTTTGCTAAACAGTGAATTGCTGTCATCAACTGCTTGAGGCGCAACAACTGTCTGCTGAACTACAACCGTTTGCTGGACTGGCGGTTGCGACCTGGGGGCTGATTTCTTTTTCTTGCCACCGCCAGCGCCTTGAATGTATGTCATCAGATGTCTTCTGTGCTCAATCCGGCTGATACAACTACACTACCAACTTTCATCCGTCCGTAGCAGATTGGGACTGGGTTACCTTGTGCCGTCAAATTAACAGCACCGTTGAAGACATAACTTGAGCGGTTGTCAGCCGGTTCATTGTTGCGCGGCGAGAATGATTCACGCGCTGGGGCACGACTAGCAGACGCTCCAAAGCTGCTAGAGGTATTTGCCGAAAGTGTTGGCGATAGCAATTGAGCTGTGCCACCTAAGATCATTGCAGCGCCGACATAGCCAATCGCAGTGGCTATACCCGTTCCCGCTGCAAATAGGGGGGCAGAGGTGAGACCAATCGCGGCCCCAATCGGCCCCAACACAATCGCCGCAGCAATCAGACCAATCCCTGCAAAAATCTTACCTACTCCACCGCCACCTGCACCCTGCAAAACAGGCGTGATGCTGATCTCCTCGCTTCTGCCGCTGGGGTAGTCAATCTCATCTAACGATTGCATGGCATCCTTCCCAATATGCACCATATACCCAACCCCTCGCTCTGCAGCACCTGCAAGCTCATGAGCAAATTCAGCAAAGTTTGCCGATAATGCACGAATTGCCTCAGCGGGTGTATTTAAATCAAACCAGTGCGTACGCCCGAACTTCTTGCCAAGCTCACCACGTAAAACAATCTTTTTCATAGCTTGGACCTATGGCGAAGGATGTGAGTTGTATTTTTCATATAGTAACCACTAAGAGCATCTCGGCTTGAAAGCCGATTGCGCATGTGATGCACAATTACATCATCGCCAAGATAGATTGCAACATGTGATGGCACTGGGGATTGCAATTGCATCAACAACGCATCACCCCATTGCAACTCCGCTTCAGGTTCTAACCGCGTAAAACCTTCGCTTTGAAAGTTATCAACAAACGTATTCATTCCTTTGTTCCACCATTCCCCATGCCGCTCATAATTTGACAGCTCTAAGCCCATGTTTTCTTTATACCAATCACGCGCAAGCGCATAGCAATCCAGCACCCCATAACACCATTCACGCCCAACAAACGGCGGCTTGTATCCAGTTGGGGCGCGAGACTCCCAGACATTTAGCGGCAATGCGTAGATATACCATGGCAAGCCTGATGCTTCCATTGCAACAAGATCCGCCATGCTTGCCTTTGCACTGATGTTGGGGTGTGAATGCACAACGGCAACGATCTCACCTGCATCATCAGCGGCTGCATAATCTTGCGGATCTAAGACAAATTGGTCTTCCTCTGTGGCGATATTTTTGCAGCGCCAATAACGCTCACGCCCTTTGACAATAACGATCAACCCGCAGCTTTCGCGTGGATATTCCTCACGCGCGTGCAACTCGGCGCCTGCTTTCGTTTGAGTATTCATCAGAACAATCCTGCAGCTGGGAAGCCACCATACGGCAGCTGATCGTTTTCACCAAACCTAGCCTTGCAGCCACTTAGCCTATGAGAACAAACATCAAAAGCTTCAGTCGTTGGGTTGTCGTCAATGTCAAAGTAATTAAGCCCGCCATAACCGCATCCCTCTCCTCTGTAAGTCCACGGACATATGTTTTGAATGATCTGCCGCCTTGGGAGTTGAACCCCCATGATGTCAAATGTAGCGGCAAGCTCAAAGGACACTACCTCGCGGTTTTCAAGTGTCTTGCGGTCAATAATGTAGATTTCACGAGCAAATTCTGCATAAGGATCAGCAGTGGCGTTTGTGCCTGAAGTGAAATTAACTGCATCCAAGTATTTCTTTAGTGTTTTGATTCTGGTCACTTTGGCCCCAACCAGATCGTTCAAACCAAGGATCAAGGTTGTAGCAAGCCCCAAAGCGTTACTGATGGTAATTGTTGGCCGCGGCAATTGGCCTTGCCCGTCATATTTAAATCCTTCCGCTTGTATCGCATAACGGTTGTAAGTTCTGCCATTCCAAACAATATCCCCGCTGATTTGTTGATTGACGCCTGAATGAAAACGCCGAATAGTTGTATCGCCAATGCTGCTGGCTGTTGCATCAAGCTCAAACAACTCAATGATCGAGCTAGGTGCAAGCTTGTTTAGCTCCTCCCCAACAGCGCTAACGGCCTCCCAAGTGACGGTGCCATCTTCAATCGTCAAGCCGCGAACAACTGGCCACGGGCCAGGTTCAGACGCGCCACTGGTACCAGCAACAGTGCAGCGAAAAACGAGGCCGCTGCTTTGTTCTGATGCCGCACGCCGCACATCACCAACGGAAAACGCGGTGCTAGATGTCCAAGCAACAAAAGCCATTACGGTTCAATTACTTGGCGAAACGTTGCCGTAATCGTAGCTCTGCCAATCGTTGGCATTACCTTTGACCACTCGTCACAAATAAATTTCGCAGGAGCTGACTCACCTGGCGGGGTGAAATCAAAAGGCAGCGCATCATCCGCCCGAGCATCCAGAAACGTTTCAATAGTGTCCGAATCTGTTTCCGAAACGTTAAACGTGAGGTTGTAGGTTTTGAGGTTTTGATTCAAGCCAAAGACAACACGCTGCTCATAGCCATCACCAAACTGAACCACCCGCTTAGCGGGCTGGCTGTTCTTCGTTGTCCCATAGGTGGGAGTGATTGACGGGAATGTGGCCATTATGCGAGCAAGCCTCCGGGGCGTCGTTGCTTCAGCAGCTCAATCCGAACTGCTGCGCCGATTGCATCGCCAAGCTGCTTAGCTTCGGCGCCATCGCCTTGCACGTTAGTTCCCTTGGCATCCACATTCACCACGACATTGCCAACCCCACCAATTGCGTTGTTTGGGGCGATGCTGCCGGTGCGATTTGGTGTAAACAGCTCAGGGCCACGCTCACCGACAACATAAGAGCGCCCACCCATGACGGTGCCGCCATTAGCCCTGCCAAACAGCTTGCCCATCAAGCCACCGCCTGCGCCTAAAGCGCCAAACGCGGACTCAATGCCAAGCTTGAGCAATGTATTGGCCAAACTGCGCAGCGTGTTGCTCGCCACTTCAGCAAGTGATTTCGTCTGATCAACAGCAGCCATCAAGGTATCAACAACACCCGTCTTGATTGCATCGCCAATCGTCCGGTACGTTTGCGCAATCCGTTCTGCTGCCTGTTTTTGTGCGTCCGCAATTTCCTGTTCTTTGTCCTTTTGCTCTTGAAGCTTTAGCACCTGTTGCTCTTGCTGCGATAATACCCTGCCCCGTTCAACACCATGTTCGCGAATTAACTCACCCAGACGAAACGCTGCTTCAATTGCTTTTTTGTCTTCTTCGCTGCCAGCCATAAGCAATGCTTCCTGCTTGTGTAATTCCATGACTTGGCGGTTAAATGCTTTTTCTTTTTCTTCCGCAATGCTTAAGAGCTGCTCTTCTTGTTTGATAATATGCAGCCTTAACTGCTCAGCCTGACGGGCTGCTCTTTCGGCAGCTTTTTCTGCTTCGCTTTTGCCTTTTAAACGCTTTGGAGGAGACGCAGACGCAGGCGTTGGCGTTGGAGAAGGCTTATCAATACTTGGAAGAAACCCGCCAGTCGCTTGAAACAATGCGCGCTCTTTGGACGCATAGTCTTCCCCAAAATTTCGCAACCCAGCGCTTGCATCGCGCATTCTTTGCGCAAGTGGGCTAATCTGCCTCATCAAGTTAATCATCTGCCCAAGCACCGGGATGGAGCCAAGGGCGGCATTTGTAACGCTATCGAAGAAGTTTTTTACGCCTTCCCCGTTAACACTAATTTGCGGGAGAATTTTTTTCAGTTCGCGCGCGACAGTGTTGACATCTTCAACAGGCTGTACTAGCGCCTGAACTGCAGTGGTTAAGCTGTTGATAAGATCAATCGTTGCAGGTAGGGCAAGCTCAGCTATAGCTTCTTGCAAATCCCGAGTTGCTTCGCCTAGCGAATCTTGAGCGCCGGCAAGACCAGCGGCGCCCGCTGCATTGGCAGCATTGCCATATTGCTTTTCAAGCTCCGATAAAATTAAGTTCTGAGCTTTGATAATTTGACCCGATTCTTGGAAAACTTTGATTTGTTCCTTTTGTTGCTCGGTAAAAACCGTGCCACTCCTGGCCAACGCGGTGACCTGCGCGGCTGGATCTTCTAACGCCTTAGATAGTTGCAGCAAAGCCGAGCTCACATCTTGGCCCGTAACCTGCGCAACATCAGCAGCAGCCTTGGCAACTCGCTCGTAAGAATCAACACCGATTCGCTGGAAAGAAGTTAACAACGCAAAGCCTTGCGTGAAATCTTCTTGATCAAATAAAGTGGCTTTCCCAAGTCGATCAGCGGCTTGAGCAAGGGCTTCAATGTCAGCCTGCGTGCCCCCAATCTTGCTCAATCCATTTTGCAAGGTCGCGACTTGGACTTGTCGCTCACCCAGCACCTTCAGACTGTCATTTAAAAAGTTGATCGCCCCATACAAAGCAGCGACAGGAGCAATTACTGAAGCCAAGCCGCCCATGGCTGATATAGCAGCTTTGGCGGCGTCCCCAATCTTGCGGAGGGCTCCTACTGCTGCACGGCCTAACCTCTTAAAAGCCCTACCAGTGCCTTGAACAGCCCCCTCAAGCTTTTTAACCGCTTGCTGCGTTTTATCGACTGCCGCCTTAAGAGCGTTGGTTGCGCGAACAGCAGGCCGGGCGTCAACTGTTAACTTGACATTTGCCTCAGCCACAACAACCCCGCTAGTGCTTACATCTTACCGGCGCGCTGCTTTCGCGCGATCCATTGCCTCACGTTCACGCTCACCCTTCACCTCGTAATACGCGGCAAAGTAAACAAACTCAGCGTCAGTCAGCTCAGTCCGCAGCTTGCTGACCGTCATGCCAAGCTCGCAGGCCAGGTGAAACTCAAAGAAGAGCCAGCCGTCCTGCCTCAGTCGTTTTTTGCTTCATCCAAGTCAGGCTCCTCACCAAGCCCAAACAGGAACAGCTCAATTTCATTAAGGATTGATTCCGGCAGCTCCCGCTGAAGCTTCACCGCATCAGCCGCCGCGAATGCCTTGGTGCCATCCTCAAGTTCTGCCATCTGGCACAGCATGTGTGTGCTGATGTCTAACGCTTCTTCGCTTTGCGCCAGTGCTTGCGCACGCTTTCGATCCGCGCGGGTGATCGGCTTGAAATAAAGATCAACGACCACCTCGCCGGCTTCGTTTTTTAGCTGGTACTTGCGGCGCTGGCTGAGGTCAAACGCCCCAACCAGCAGATCAACGGTGCGAGTGTTCGCAGGCATCAAACAGACAGGGTAATTGTGCCGTTCGCTGTGAAGTTCACAGTTACGACTTCAAGCTCGCCTACCGTAGCACCATATTCAGCGCTAGTAACTAGAGCTGTGAAGGTGATTTTTTTGCCGCCTGTTTCATCCAGATACAGTTCCAACTCAGCGTTAGCGGGGTCGGCGGTCGTGACAACTTCCTTGATCAAGTCAAGCTTGTCGCCTGCGCTTGGGGCGTCGTAAAGCAGTTCACAACTGCCAGATCCGCCAACCAATCCGCCGACATACGCCCGAAACGTGTCGCCGTGGTCAGTGATCTCCAGCTGCTCTTTTTCGATGCTCATTGACCATGAGCGAACAGCCGCAATCTCAGACAAAGCTGCGCCGCCCGCATCCTTGTCGAACTTAATGGTGCCTTGTTGGCCGCGGTAAAAAGCCATGATCAGAGCGCAGTGGTGATGGTGCCGTTGGTCACAAAGTTGACCGTGATAATCTCAATTTCGCCAACAGTGGCCGTCAGTTCGGCTGAAGTGACAACCCCATCGAAACTGATTGACTTGCTGCCAGTTGTGCTCAAGTACAGCTCAAACAAGGCTGTGCCTTCGTCCGTGGCAGTGTTGATGTGATCAATAAACGCCGCAGTTTCATCCGCTGATGATGCGGTGTAAATCACCTCAACTGAGCCTGACCCGCTGATAATGCTGCCGATGTTGGCCGCATAGGTGTCGCCCATTGACGTGGTTTCCAGTACCGCCTTATCAAGCGTCAGAGACCACGAACGGGTAGAAGTGATTGCAGAGGCAGAGGAGCCAGCATCGTCAAACTTAACGCTGCCCTCCTCGCCGCGATAGAAAGCCATGCTTACAGCTCCTCGATGGATTCAAAGGTCACACGGACCTGAGTTTGAAAGTAGCCCTCAGGAGCTGGGGCGGCCAGCACTGATGGACCGTTGACAGCATCGAAGTAAACCCCCGACACATTGGCCCTATTGTAGAGGTCCCGTATGCGTTTTCCGATTACATAGTTTGCGCCAGGCCCAACACCTTGAGCCGTGAAGATATTGATCAGCAGCAAGCCCACAACGCGATTGTCTGAATCAGTAGCGCCCCCAAGGCTGAGATATTCATTAGCGCCAAAGCTAACTAGGCACTGCACCCATGAAGCCCCTGGCGCCGGGTCATACGCCATATTGTGAAACACCACCGGGACCACAGGGCTTGTGGCCAACTCAGTCGCCAGCCTGCCCTCAATGGTTGAACGGATCGTGTTGAGGTTTGCGGCTGCCATCAATCTTTCCTGAATTGTGCCTGAGCCCATGGCTCAAGCTCTTTGCCAATCAATTCTGGGAACCCTACGCGGGTGCCTTTGCGGGTTCTGTATTGGCCACCCCATGATGGCGGGAGGTTGGTGCCAAAGCACACTGGCTCGGCATACTCCACGCGGTTTGTGATCTCGCCATACAAAGGCTCAATCCTGCTCTCCCAGCCAATGCGCAATCGGCCAAAATCAACCGGCGTTTCTAATTTCACACGGCTTTTCCATTCAAGCGTCACCGCTTTCACTGTGTTGATGACTTTCGCTTCAAAATATTGGCCCATCTCACCGAACTTAATTTGGCGCGTCATCTCAACCCCTCAGCACTAGCTCATGGGTGATGGGCTCATTATCTTGCTCAATCGTGTCCACAGACACGATCTCATGCACTACGCCTGAAATCAACACGCGATCCTTAGTAGTTGGCGCTGATGGCACCTCTGATGCTGCAACGGTAAGCCGCTTGTCTGTTGCTTGCACCAGCTCATTGACCTCCCGCGCGTTGATCCCTGTCACAACACCCCGAACCTCAGTGTCGCTTGTCGTTTCAGTTACTGACCCATCAGTGGCGTTGTAGGCGCCAGCAGTCACGTAGCGGATTGATACCAAGCCACCCAGCCGTTTGATTGTGCGGCTAGCTGCTGTCCTGAGTGTTGCGGATAGGTTCATCAGGCAAAGACGCGATGGGGCGTGCTAGGCGTTACCTCATAAGTTTCCCACCCCTCAGGCAGTTCACCAACGTAGTTAACGTGGAAACCATCAAGAGTGGTAGGTGCCACAACTTCATTGCCTTCTTCGTCCCACTCACCACCACGGGTGATCGTGCCGACAACATC